GTATGTAGCAGGAGCATTTGCTTTAATGCTTGCATTGCTTTCACTTACAGTGCTATTATCGACTGTATATTTTAAACTAAAAGTAATTGTAAGGCTTTCGGATTTACCAGTGCGGCTAACGTAAGGAATTCTTACACTAACACCTTTCATATCACTTGGATCTATTACAATTCTTCTATTTTTACTAGTTCTATAGTACACTTTAAAATTACCTTGAGGCAGTGTACCAAATGTACCGTCACTAAAGATTAAACTAACCCTGTCATTTGCTCTAGTTAACACACTATAGATATTTCTTATGTTTTTACTTAAACTATTGTAGATAACATTGTTTCCTTCTACAGCATCAACTTTGTTCCAAAGCTCTTCTTCATTTCCAAAATTATCTAACTTGTAAAGCCAAATATCTGAGTTATTAATGTTAACTGCATCTATAGCAACTACTTGATTAGTACTAGGACTAGAAATATTAAATGTACCTTGGTCTATAGTTCCTTGGCGGAAATGACAGAAAAATCCAGTATTGGAACTAGCGGCGCCTCTGCCATCATCTCTCTGTAGGAAGGCAAAGTTATTGCCAGGAAATGGTGCTTCTTCTTCTATTGCGCCGTCAACAACGTCTGTACTTACAACTTCAAATCTTGTTGTTACACCGTCAATAGTTTTGTTAAATCCGTATACAGGAACATCGCTATTTGTACTGTTAAATCTATATTGATATGTAGGTACTCCGTTTACATTATCTGTTTTTATAGGACGTCCAATCGTGTTATTAACTGGCAATGAAGCATTCATTACTTTAATAAATTGTTCGAACCAATTAGAATTTGCCGGGTCGTTCCATAGTATAGTTTGATTTGCAAGATTAAGATTATTACTGTCCCTAACTTCTTCAGAGGTACTAACACTTTCCATCTTTAATAATCCATTAGCTGCTTGATTACGCTTTGGATTATAAGATAGCATCCTTGCTAGGCGGAGAACACTTTCTCTACGCTCTGCAAGTTCTAAATAGTTTTCTCTAGAATTAAGTTCTGTACGGAAGGCTAAATTCTGACCTAAAAACGCTATCAAATCTATTAATGCAAGATATTCTGAACTTTCAATATAATCATTAAAATCTTCTGGATAATTTTGACGCAGATAATTTATCATAGTTCTGCGTAGATTGTCAAAATCGTAAGATTTGAAATCTGCGTTTCTGTATGACTGATAAATTCTTTTCCAATCTTCAGCTACAAGTAATCTATTTTGTCTGTCTGTTGATGACATGTGCAACTTCCTTTTCCGTACACAGTATTTATTGAAATTGATAAACTGCGTATTTAATTATATAGAGGCAAACCCATTATTTTCATCAAATGTTAGACGCATACTTTCAGAAATATTATACGGTAAAAAAGTAAGTGTAGTGTCTATTAAAATACCACTTTCAAACTGATCAACAATAATTTTGTCTACCTTTACTCTAGGATCACTGTTTACAATTTGTGTAACATTTTGTACAATAGCATCTTTTAAATTATCTGTAAGTGGGTCAAAAAGTACGTCCCAAATAATAGTACCAAACTCGGGGTTTGATAATAACTCTCCTTGACGTACATGGAAGTTATTAATTATGTCCTGTTTTATGAGTGCTAAATCATACAAAACGTAACTTGTCGCTTCAGGATCAACTGTACTGAATCCTCTATAGGTTTTAGCGCCAATACCATAATCAGGTTTGACGTTTGGACTAACTGTTATCTCTTTGTATATTTTCTTTTCTTGCGAACTCATACTATATTTAACCTCTTAATCCGTCATCTGGTCCACTTGTTACAGTGGCTTTGTCAGGATTTTTTGTTGTAGAAGAACTAGTACTTGGAGTGGAACTGCCACTTTCGCCGTTTTGTTGTTCTGTTTCCATAGGCGGACATTGCTCAAATGTATCTGGAACATTTTGCTGCCCAGCGTCTGTTGGAGTTTCTTTTGCTGTAGTTCCAATTAACTCGCCTTCTTTATTGACAGGAGGCGCTGTTGTTTCTGGTATATTATCCGTTTCTGTTAGTTCCGGAGTATGAGCTGCTGGGTTTAAGTTTTCAGAACCTTGCCATCCTCCTCCTTCAGGAACACGAGTAGGACTTGGTGCAGCACCAGCCCCTTGTGCTGTAGGACCATTAAAGTGTACTGGATCTGAAGTGACAAATACTCCGCTTGCAGTTATATTTGTAGATCCTCCAGTGGTTATTTTTCCGTTGGCGGCTACTTTTAAGTTAAAGTCTGCTCCGCTTTCTTGCATTATGTTAGTACCCGACTTCATGTTTATAGCACTGCCGGCTTCCATAGTAATATTTCTATCTGCTTTTAAATTAATATCTGTCATAGAATGTATACTTACGCTATCTTTTGAAAAAATATCTATTTTACCGTTAGAAGTAAATTCTATGTAAGTACCATTTGCATGTTGTATATAAATTAGGTCTTCCGAATTATGGAGCAGTACCTGATGTCCTGTTCTTGTTCTTAAACGTATAAGTTCGTTTGCAGGATATTCTGACAATCCTCCTTGATCTAAACTTGCATATGCACTAGGTCCTTCATTTGGTTTACTAGTACGGAATAGATTAGGATCGCCATCATCCATTACAAAAGTGCTTCCTCCTAACCTATTAAAAGGTACTTGTATTTGTCCTGATTCGTCTCCATACGAAGTTCTTGGTGCGCCATCCCTTCTGTCTGCAGGGCCAGGAGTACTCAATCCAAAAACCATACTCGGAGTTTCACGTCTAGCACTAGAACTTGTGTGACCTCTAACCGTATCTCCCATTAGCCCGGATCTTTCTAAGGCTGCACATGCCTCTGCATCACAGGGTTTAATAAATTGAGTAGGGTTGTTTTTTTCTCCGGTCTCTGTTCTTTTGTTATACTCAACAACAGGCCTAGGCTCTCCAGGGTTTTCATCATTAAAACCTGTACTAGCTCTACCAGGAGTCATAAAGTTCATATATTGGTCTTGTACACATCCTATCCAAAAACCTTTACCCCTATTACCTTCTGCAAAGATTACTAATACCGTTGTGTCAACATCTGGTGGGACTGCCCAAAAACCATAACTGTTTTGACTGTGCTGACTGCCTTCGTTTTCGCTTACGCCTTTAAAAGGAGTTATTCCGTAAAACGGACTAAGGTAACTAACTGTTACAGTTTGTCCAGTTGCTTCTGTAGAGTTACCTTCTTGATTGTGCCTAAGTAATTCTACTTCTAACTGTCCCATATATTCGCCGTCAAGATGATTTTTTACTTTGGCTAAAAACGGTCCAGAACCTTCAATCTTTTCTACTGATTCATCTGATTTTCTTGTTTCAGTTGCCATAGATTATTCCTTATCCAAACTCGCCGCTGCGTCTAAAACCAAAACCGTTATTATCATTTGTAGTGTCAAACTCGCCGCCTTGAGCATTTCCAAATCCATTATTTGTATTAGGTCGTTGCTGCGGTCTTGGAGATGTCCTAGGTGCAGAAGATCTAGACGGAGATGCAGTTGATTGTCCACCTGTGCCATTTTGGCTTGACCCTTGTGTACCTCCTTGAGATGCTTCAGGGGTAGGTGTAATTTGATTTTCTGGTTCTGCTTGTTGTACTGCACCGCCAGGTCCGTCAACTGGTGGTGTATTTGTTTCTAGATCTTGGTTTTTACGTCTAATCATATCTAAGGTTTGTGTAAACTCACCTTGATTAAATGAGTGTTTACACATTAAAACCTTATATACACCGCTAAACTGTCTTACAGGAATAGCACCAAAACCAGGAAATTCCATAAACCCGTCTGGTCCGTAATCCAATGGAGTTCTAAAATTTAATCTTATGTCAACTTCGCTATCTTCATACGACATACTTCCATCACTCAACATATTTAAAAGACCTCCCAAAGAAGGACTGCTATAATTGCCCATTCCGCTGTCTGCTAAGAAATAAGGATCTCCATGTATTGTAAGGTCGACTTGAAATAAATCTGTTGGACTGTTTATCAATGCCTCATTAAAGTTCATGGCAATTATATTTTCAGGAAATAACGGAAGTCCGCCAATGTCTGTAATATTTCTACTAGGAACATTTGACTTCAATCTACCAGCTTGTGGCAATGCTTCCGAATTTCCTTCAGGTCTTCCTGTGGTAGATCTTGTATTTCCTGATGCAAGTTCGTCAGCACCTGCTGTTTTACTATCTGATGATGCTTGTCCTGAATCTCCGTTTATACCTGTAAAGAATGCAAAGTCAAATTTAATATCAAAATCAACAATGTCTTTGTTTTTTCCTGTGTAGATATAATTATACTCTTTAACACATTGTCTTTTTAATTGTTCTATTCCCGGACTTACTTCTGTAGGTGTTTGGAAATTACTTCTATGTACCTTGTACGGAAGCACTCTATAGACAAATATTTTAGGAACTTCACCTGTTCGTTGTTCTTGTCTTTGTTCTGGAGCCAAGTAAACTTGAGAATCTATTCTAAACCAAGGAACCATGCCGTTTTCATCTGGTTCTGCTCTTACAACATTTCTTCCGAATTCACTTGCAATTATGACACCTTCTATTATGTCTTGCACACGCTTTCCGGTGGATACTGACATTGTTCTTACATCGTTTGATCTCTGCACCCTACATCTGTCTACTTCCCCAGGAACTGTTTCAGATTCTGCATTGCCCGCTCTTGCCATAGGCTGCCGGCCACCGTCTAAATTAGAGCTTACAAGCGATGCCTTTCCTATGTCGTTCAGGTTCTCTTCGTCTTCTACAAACTCTCGGATTTGCTCTCCTAACTGCGATCTTTCTACAGAAACACCTTGTACATTTTTAATACCTGGCTCAAAGTTTGCAGGTAGTTTTCCATTCTCTATTCCTGTAATACTTGCAAAGAGTTCTTGTAGATCTTCTTGATTTAATTCGCGCATACCATCTGAAGAACTACTTCTACTAGTTTGTGTAGTAGCACCTTCGTTATTACTAACAGGCCCAAAATCTGATGCACCGTCACTTTCAGAACTTTCAGGGAAAATAATGATATAGTTATTAGCTGCATCATTCTGCTTTGCATCTACAAGTGCTAATTCTCTATTGTTAAGCATTACTGTTAAACTTTCCGCGCCTGTTTGCAAAATTTCAGCAACAGTTCTGCCTTTAATTTGTACATCAGTATGTGTTGATTGATTTTGATCACTTAGTGCAGTTTCATTGTAAGGAATGGCTTGGCAAGAATATTTGCTTCCTTCTTCGTCAACTGTAAATCTTACGTCAACAAACTTTATAGGATATACCCTTCTAGCTCTTCTTGCATTTACAGGACGTCCAAAATCATCCCAACCTTTAAATTGTATCGTCAAACAATAAGGTGCTTCTAAATAATTTACGTACCCTGCGGTTACCGCAGCAACATTAAGGGCTTGCAAAAAGTTACCCATACTATAAGGCTCTAATATATCAAATGTCATACCAGTAGCATTTGTAAGTCTTGTTGGTGTTGTTGGAGTAATAATAGAGTCTATCTGTAAATTATCTATAAAATATTCTGTTTTGCCGCCTGTTTCTACGCTTATTCTAGATCCTCTTAGTGGGCCGCCGCCAGACCTACATATCGTTATCATAGGTTCTCGCTGCCTGTAAGTAAATGCAGGAAAATTAACTTCAAACGGTGTTAAACAACTTAATGTAATAATATAATTATAACTTGCAAATTGATCTAATTCGTTAGCTACTGTACCTTGACCGTTTAATGAGAGACCTAGTGCTGACAGCAAAGTACCCCCTATGCCGGGAATTCCTCCCACTAAACCAGATATAAAATTTTGTCCTGCTCCTCTTGCAAGGTTACCTATTGTATCAGATATACTTTGTCCTGTTAACCCATTTAAACTATTTGCTAGATCTACTGTTGCACCTGTAATCTGTGAGGTAGCACCTGTTACTGCACTAGCAACACTATCTACACTGATATTTGCACTATTAGCAGTGTTATTTGCTATTGTTGATGCTGCTTCTGAAGCTCTATCTTCTATGCTTCTGCCAGCTGCTCTTAACCTTTCCGCAAAATTCTGAGCTTTAAATGCCATTTTATAATCCGAGTACTCTTGTTAATTGTTCGCCTTTAGGCAAATAAATTTGTATTCCTGCTTCTAAATCATAAACAGGATCTTTAATAATATCCATATTACGTTGTGCAAAAACCCACCAAAGGTTTTTGTCTCCATAAAGGTCATATGCTAGTAGGTCAGGACGGTGGGTATATTGTACTTCAACTGTATACAGCACATCGTCTGATTCTGCTGGAACTGGTCTAATATTTAGAATTCCTAAATATTGATTTTGTACATATTGAGTTTTGTAATATGGACTACTAGAATTATAATTTGCCATTAAATAAATCCTACTCCATTACTATTTGCATACCCACCAGCTATAAACTTATCTAAACTAAATGTATGTACTGCTCGTCTGCTGTATGTTGGCTGTACATTTACAAATATTTGTGATCTTGTAGGCACGTATGTTCCTTGTGGGCCTACATTAGGTACATGTATGTAGTCAACATCATTAGGCAATTCAACTGAAAACTGAGCTACTACTACAGGTACATTTTTAAACACAAAGTCTCCATAACCATTTAGTCTCACTACAGGAGGAGGAGACCCTTGATGACTTGTATTACCATATGCCATTTTAGTAACAGCTCTTAGATAGTGTACGGCTGCAATCCAATATATTCCTTCATCTGCATTTTCTACTGTAAAGTCTCCTGTTATAGTAATAGCCTGTACTTGACTATGTTGGTATACCGGAAAAGGATAATTACTATGTGTAGGCTGCATAGAACCATAATTTGCAGAATGGTTAATCTGTATTGAGGGCGTGTAAGGCCAAATTAAGCCGTTTGTTTCGGCTAATTTTGAACCAAGAGGTCCAGGTAAATTGAAATTAGGTGGAATTGATAATCTCACTCTCCAATCATCGACTCCTTCAGATCCCCACGACCCTTCTAAGAACCCGCCGCCATTTGGCATGCCAAATAACGGTAAGTTAACACCTCTTAGCAACCTACCAAAGCCAGTTGCATCTACAACTTCTTCTACCACAGCTCTACCAAAATCACCAGCAACTCTTTCTCCAAAATTGACTGCTGATCCGACAAGGTTGCTAATCGATTCTCTTGGACTAATAGAATTGCGAGCTTGTGACTGGGTGCTAGATGATGATCTACGTGTTCCTGATAAAACAGGATTGCCACTGCTATCTGTTACAGGATTACCTCTACTGTCTACAACTGCCATTTTTTTGTCTCCTTATACATTATTTAGTTGACAAAATTATCTACGTATATTATAATAGTTAAAATTTGGAGTAAAAATGAGAAAATTAAATTACCTAAACAACAAAGATATTTTAAAAGAAATACATAAATCTAAAAGTACATTTTGTAGCTATGTAGACCCCGACTATGCTCAATTTGATATAATTTTACCTAGTATAGAAAAAATTAATATTAGGACAATTGCAGAGGCAAAGCGTAACAAAGCAAAGCGTTTACAACAAGAAGATTTTGAACAACGAAAATCTGCAGGTGAAAAAGTTAAACTTATAGAGTGTGAAATAGATTATAGAAAGATTACTAAAGAAGAACTAATTTTTCGTATTATGATGTTTGATCATATACCAGAAGAACCTGGACGTAAAAAGAATCCAAAAACAATTGCAGATACAAAAGTTAAGTTAAATTTTCCACCGTTTCAACATTTTAAATTTGACGACGATGGTAACTTACAATGTGTAGGTAAAAGTCACTGGCAAGGCGGTATGGAAAACGGATTTTTTAGTTTAGATCACGGAAGGGCAACTAATAAACTTGCAATGATGTGGATGAAACTTGTAGACAGATATGCTACAAGAGGCAATGTAAGAGGATATACATATAATGACGAAATGAAAGGACAAGCAATACTGCAACTTTCACAGATTGGTTTGCAATTTGATGAAAGCAAATCTAATAACCCGTTTGCATACTACACAGCCGCTGTCACTAACTCATTTGTACGTGTTATCAATATTGAAAAACGCAATCAAAACATCAGAGATGATATACTCGAACAAAACGGATTAAATCCTAGCTATACAAGACAACATGCCGGAGAATGGGAAGCTTCTCAAAAAAGAGAGGCAGAAATGTCAAAAAAATCAGTTGACTAGCATCAAAAAACCTGTTATTATTGTACAGTAAGAATAGAGGTAAAATATCTTGTTTAGGAAAGCAGCAGTATTCACTGACATACATTTTGGTTTAAAAGGCAACAGTCGTATACACAACGAAGATTGTGAAGAATTTGTAGATTGGTTTATCGAGCAAGCACAAGCAAATGGTTGCGAAACTGGTATCTTTTGTGGTGACTGGCATCACAATCGTAACAGTCTTAACCTTACTACTATGGATGCAACTATTCGTAGCCTTGAAAAACTAGGTAAAGCATTTGACAAGTTTTATATGTTTGTCGGAAATCACGATTTGTACTACAAAGACAAACGTGATGTAACGTCTACAGAATTTGCAAGACATATTCCTGGCATTACCGTTGTAGACAAGTTTACCGAAATTGACGATGTAGCACTTGTTCCTTGGTTAGTAGGCGACGAATGGAAAAAGATACAAAAATGTAAGGCCAAATACATGTTTGGTCATTTCGAACTTCCCCATTTTTATATGAATGCTATGGTGCAAATGCCCGAACACGGAGATTTGCGTGTAGAACATTTTAAACATCAAGAATATGTATTTTCAGGACATTTTCACAAACGTCAAGTACAAGGTAAGATACACTACATAGGTAACGCATTTCCTCACAACTATGCAGATGCATGGGACGACGAACGTGGTATGATGATTCTTGATAGAGAAAATAATGCAGAGCCAGAATATATCAACTGGTGGAACTGTCCAAAGTATCGCACAACTTCATTAAGCAAGTTGCTAGATCCAGACGCTGACATAATTAAACCTAAGATGTATTTGCGTGTTACTATTGATGTTCCTATAAGCTACGAAGAAGCACAGTTTATCAAAGAAAATTATATAGGGCAACACAACTGTAGAGAAATAAGTCTCATACCACAAAAACAAATTGAAGAGATTACAACAGAATTAGACATACAACAATTTGAAAGTGTAGATCAAATTGTTGCAGGAGAAATTTCTGCATTAGATACAGACAACTTTGATAAAAAGATGCTATTGGACATTTATAACGAGCTATGATAAAAATAAAAGATTTAACAGTAAAAAACTTTATGAGTGTGGGTAATCAAACTCAAGCGGTTGATTTTAACCGAGAGCAACTCACACTTGTGCTTGGTGAAAATCTCGATCAAGGAGGTGACGATTCTGGCTCACGAAACGGTACAGGCAAAACAACCATAATCAATGCATTATCTTACGCACTGTACGGCCAAGCACTGACCAACATCAAGCGGAATAATCTTATCAATAAGACAAATTCTAAAGGTATGTTGGTCACCCTACACTTTGAAAAAGACGGACAGGATTATAGGATTGAGCGAGGTCGTTCTCCTAACATCTTAAAGTTTTATATCAATGATCAAGAACAAGAAATGACAGACGAAAGTCAAGGCGATAGTCGTAAAACTCAGGAATATATTAACAACTTGCTTGATATGAGTCACGATATGTTTAAGCACATTGTTGCACTAAACACATATACAGAACCTTTTTTAAATCTTAGAGCTAATGATCAAAGAGGTATTATCGAACAGCTTCTTGGTATTACTATATTAACAGAAAAAGCAGAAACACTAAAAGAGCAAATACGTGTTACAAAAGAAGCAATCACAGAAGAAACACATAAAATAAATGCTATTCAAAGTGCTAATGAAAAAATTAAAGAAAGTATTAATACTCTTGAAGGTAGACAACGTGCATGGCAATCCAAACAAAAACAAGATTGCGAAAAATTATCTCAAGGTATTTCTCAGTTAGAAAAACTAGACATCGAAATAGAGCTAGAAACACACGAAAAATTACAAAATTGGAACGAATTAAATGCAGCAATTTTGGCTCTTAATAAAGAAAAAAGCACATTAGACTCTGCACTGTTACGTGCTGATAAGAGCGTTGAAAAAGCCAAAAAAGACATCGTAAATCTTGAAGATGCAACTTGTTATACTTGTGGACAAGCACTGCATGACGACAAAAAAGCAGAAATTGAGTTAAGAAAAACAAAAGAACTTAACGATGCAATGGCTTATCAAACAGAAGTTGCTGAAAAATTAAAAGATGTACTTAAAGGTTTAGAAGATATAGGCGAAATTAATGGAAAACCTACAACTTTTTATGAAACTGCAAAAGAAGCATACGAACATAGACAAAATGTTGACAGTTTAAAACAAACGCTTCAAACTAAACAAGTTGAAAAAGACCCATATCAAGAGCAAATAGACGACTTAACTAGTACCGCAATACAAGATATTGACTGGGGACCTGTTAACAATCTTACAAGTTTCAAAGAGCATCAAGAATTCTTGTTAAAACTGCTTACAAATAAAGATAGTTTTATTCGCAAAAAGATTATTGACCAAAATTTAGCATATCTAAACAATAGACTAACTTATTATCTTGATAAACTAGGTTTACCACATCAAGTTGTGTTTCAGAATGATCTAAATGTTGAAATTACACAACTAGGACAAGACTTAGATTTTGATAATCTGTCAAGAGGCGAACGAAATAGGCTAATACTAGGCATGAGCTTTGCATTCCGTGATGTTTGGGAAAGTTTGTATCAAAACATTAATCTATTGTTTATCGACGAGCTTATTGACAGTGGCATGGATACCGCAGGAGTAGAAAATGCCTTAGGAGTTTTGAAAAAGATGGGCAGAGAGCGTGATAAAAACGTTTACCTTATTAGCCACAAAGACGAATTAGTAGGTAGAGTAAACCATGTTCTTAAAGTTGTAAAGGAGAATGGGTTTACGTCATACGCTAATGACATAGACATTTTAGAACAATGATTGACGACGATATACATGACAAATTAACAAAAGCATACATGCAGTATTTTAAGGCAAACGAAAAGTTTGAAGCAAGAAATAGTGTAAGAACGCATAGAGAAGCAAGGCGATGGTTAAGAGAAATACGTAGTCTTGCTAAAATTCGCATGGAAGAAATACACGAAAAGCATCAAACCAAAAAAGATACAGAAAATAACTAGGCATCTATAAGTAAGTTCATGCAATGGACTTATGAAGGCAAAACAATTGACACAATACCAGACGAGTATGAAGGCTTTGTTTATCTCATAACCAATCTTACCACTGGGCAAAAATACGTAGGCAAGAAACTAGCAAAGTTTAAAACAACCAAGCCACCACTAAAAGGCAAGAAAAACAAACGCAGAGGCTACAAAGAATCAGACTGGCGCGACTATTGGGGATCGTCAGACAGATTACAAGCAGACGTAGACAAACTAGGCCCAGAAAACTTCACAAGAGAAATACTATACCTATGCAAAGGCCGTGGAGAAATGTCCTACATAGAGGCAAGAGAACAGTTTGACCGCCGTGTATTAGAGAGAGATGATTATTACAACGGTATTATTAATGTTAGAGTTGGCGGTTCAGACAAACTACGACAGGCATTGCTAGAACATAGCATCAAGGCAAAACAATCCAACACTTAAGGTTGGCGGGCCAGTTTAGAAATACCGCTGTGGAAAAAGCTAGGGTGA